GCCTCCATTCCGAGAACGGCATCAATGGCCGGTCCGATCAGCGGCTCGATAGCTGGCGGTAGCCCGCGCTCCGCTGCAAGGCGCATGACTTCACTATCGAGCTGGTTGCCGTCGCAGTAGTCAGCTTCCCGGTCGGCGGCAGTGCGCCACGGCGGCTGTTCTTCGCATTCGAGAACCCATTGCGTGAAGGTCGCAAGGTCGAGGCCGCACGCGCACCCTTCTTGCTCTTCTTGCTCGGTTTTCTCTTCGTCATCCTGGCCGGTCATCACGACGGTCAATTGATTCATGGTGCTGCTCCTTTACCCGCGCCAGTTCGGCGAGCTTCTTTGTCGTCCTGTTCGCCTGTTGGCGCCGGGTTCCGGTATTCCTGAAACGAACGTCATGGCCACGGCATCGCCCTTGTCGGGAGATCGCCCAAGTGCTTCTCGTATTTCGTCCTTGTCGCGGACCTGGATTGCCGCATTGACGCCCATCTGCACCACTTTGTACCGAACGGCAGATAGGTCGCCCAGCAATTCACCGTCCGGAGGAAGGCTGATTGGGTCAGGGTTAGTCGGATCAAGCGCCTCGCGCAAGCGCCAATACATCTCTGCCCGCTTGTTCCTGAATCGCAGGTTCCCGGCAACCGTGTATTCCTGGCTACCCTCGCTACCGACGACTGACAACACCAGCAGCCCAAGCCCCTTGATGAAGTCGAGGGCGCTAGAACCAATGCCGATGGCGTCGACGCAGATGCAGGCGCCATTCCGCACCAGCGGCGCAACAAAACCAGCGGCCTTCGGTCCGTCGTCAGTCACTGTAGCCGGGGCCGTCACCAGGCGATCGAACCATTGGCCGTGCCGGCGCGCTGCCGCGGTCGAGTCCAGTCCGCCGCGAGAAGGATCTAGGCCGATTGCGGTCATCGGGCCTTTGACATCACGATCGACCCATCGCGCTTGCGCAGCCTTGATCCAGTCGGTCGGGATCAATTGCCATACCGGGTCAGTGCGGCCGGCGCTAAAGTCGCCGCGAAGCATTTGGCTGCGCAGCGGCTCCGGTAGCGCCTGAAGCGTTGCCTTGTAACCCGTAGTTTGCAGAAACAGGTTGTCATCGACGCTCGAGCGAATGAATGTGCGACTTTTCGGCTCCATCAGTTCGTTTCCGACCATCACCGGATCAGGACCCGAAACCTCTTTGTCCTTGCCATCCTCGTCGGTAACGAACCAGCGCAACTCTCCTGGCTTGGCCGGGTTCTTATGTTGCGGGTCAAGCCAAGGCGCCCAATAGCGCATCACCCATTCACCTTCGGCATCGGTAGGCGGGTTGCCGGCACAGATGACGCGCTGGCGCACGTTTGGGTTGTCGGTTCGCATCCAGCCAATAAGCGAGCGAAACTGTAGCTCTGTGAAGTGGCAAATCTCGTCGAATAGCTTTGCATCGTGGGCGCGACCTTGATACTTCATCCAGTCGCCAGGCTCCTTGACGCTGCCAAACTCAAGCACTCGACCATTGGGCAGGCGCCAAAGGCCGGTCTGGCTGTTGTAGCCGTCGCGGGTGCCGAGAATGTTGGTCATGCGCTCTTCCAGACCAACCAACTGAACCGCTTGGCGACGGAACAGGATGCTGTGTTCCTGGGTGGTCAGGGCTGCGCCGAGCAGCAGATCACTTTTCCCTCCACCTGCCTGGCCGCCATAAAACAGGATGTCAGCCGGCGAATTCAACGCTTCCATCTGCGGACCAACCTGCGGCAACCAAAGCGGAAGGCCATCGAGAAGAAGCCGGTCGAGTTCGCGCTGCTCGTCCGGCGTCAAACGCTTCATCAACTCCATCAACTCGACCGTTGATACGTTCATTCGGCACTTGCCTTTGCCAGAATCGAAGCAATGCGGCTCACGCGCTGCGCGTCGGTCATCTTCGACATGCCATTGAACGGATCTTCGGGCTGTTCGTCAATCCTCAAAACGCGGCGCTCCAACTCGATCATGACCTTGATGGCGTCGGCCAGCAGTTTGACGTTCTTGATTTGCTGCGGGAGTCCAATCGCCGCGTGATACATATCGTTCAGCTTGTCCTGTCCGCTATCGCTGGGCGCGGCCATAAGTTCGCCAAGGCTAGCCAGTTCTTCAGGGTGGTCAAGCTCGACGTCGACTAGCGCCCATAAACGCTGAACCGTCGCGCGGGCACGGCGAATGTCTTCCCTCTGATTGATTACCTTGTCGGCAATCATGGATGCGCTGGCCTGGATCTGCTCGCGTTCTGAAACCGCGCCTCTGCTGCGCACCTCGCTGCGCACTTCAGCCTTGCGCACTAATTCATCGGCCTTTTGTTTTACCTTGGCCGAAATGTCGCGCGACCAATATTCGTTTCCAGCCTTCTTGCGAATTGCACTTTCGACGCAGCCGAATTCTGCGGCGATGTCACGCAAGCTGCGCACGCCAGCCCGATACTCTCGCTCAACAGCTTCCCAATCAATGTTGCGGCGAATACTCACGGAATTCTCCAAAAATAATCGCCAAAAGCTTATCAGCAGCCAGCAACTAAAAGCGAAGAAACGCCCTGTTGAGTGTGGCGAAATCCGGCGTCGATGTTTCTTTCCTTGGCTTATCTGCGGCGTGCAGTTGAATCACCACATAGACTGACGGCCAAGACTCATTCCCGGCCTTCGTTATTCGCTTGCGCTCTTTACCTGGCGCCCTGACTGCCATTCCGTGCCGCACCATGCAGCAAACGCACTGGCGAATGGCGCGCTCTGTCCGGTCGTAGTCATTCGATACTCCGGCGCTCAGGAATGCGTTTGCCAGATCCACGGTCGTTAGTTCCATTACGCCGTGTTGCCGGATGTGGTCAATCACGGTTTCCGTTGTGACCTTGGCGGCCGGCACCGTGCGGTCTAAGTGGTCGGCTTTCCGGAAGATTGTCTGTTGAGTCATTTTGCTCTCCGATTGTGCGTCATCTTGATGCGACACGCCTGCCGCCCACAGCCCTTGAACCGTCAAGTAATCCTTGTCAGTTGTCCGCTGGCACCCATTGCAGGCACGATCAATTGCCCTGCGGTCAAATCGGCACAGGCGGTTGATGTCGCGGCAGTCGCCAAGCCATAGCTCAGCATTCCCAATAACTTCTTTATGCGCCACGGCGGCCACCTTTGTTGTAGATATTGGAGCATTGGCGGCTGCAAAACTTCGCCTGACCTTTGGCTATCTGGTTAGCCTTGCGCCAGAAGCTCTTGCCGCAGCGGATGCAGGCACATGTCGCTCCGGTACGAATTGCCGCCGCAATCTTTGCCTTGTGGGCATCAGTCATCCGGCGCCCTGCCAAGCCTTCGCCGCCATCAGTTAGGTTAAGCAGCGCACCACCGTCGTCGCGGATAGCCTTGATCCAGTGCCGCTCACGGCTGGCCCAATCTTCACCCGGCTGGACGTACTCGATAAGGCTGATTGCAAGCCGCTTTCCGGCCGCGATCTGCTTCCGAATCCAGTAGTGGACAGGTAGCACACTCCCACGCCTGGCATCGCGGATGTGTGCCTTGTGGCGCTCATGAAGATACTGCACAGTTTTACCGACATAGCGCGGCGTCATCGCCGGGTATTCGCACAGCGCATAGATCGCAGTCACGCGCTGCGTGGCGTTGCCGATGATTTCGATTCTGCTCATGCTTTAAGCGCCTTCAGTAGTTGCTTGTGATCGGACTCGATCCTGCGATAGTCGTCTTGGCGCAACCTGGGGAATTCGTGCGGCCCTTCCAGCCATGCGACAGCCTCCTGGCCAACGTCCGCGCGGGCCATCAGTGCTTTGCGGTATTCAAGCTGATTGCCTGACTTGCTGACGTTGCACGAATAGCACTGGAGCCATATGTTCAGGTGTGCAAAGCGGAGTGCAGGCTCTCGGTTCCTGGGGATGAAATGGCCGGCGTGATACTTCCCCGACCGTGATGGCTTGCCGCAACTGATGCAAACCTCTCCGGCCTCCAGCAAAACAGCACGGCGATAGGCATTGACGGATGCTTGGGCTTTGTCGGCGTACCAGCTTAGACGCCTGGTTGATTCCTTTTTCAGCCGGATAATCTTGCGATCTTCCATCGCAGCAATGCGTTCCGCTTTCGCTCTACGTTGCGCTGATTTAGCTGCGGCCTTCTCTGCATACGTCACCATGCAATCAAACGCGCCACAGGTAGATTGCATAGGTTTGGCGGGAATGTATCGCATGCGGCAGATGGGGCATTTACGCGGCTTGGACGGGAGCGCCATTACACAGCCTCCCATAAATGTTTTTGCCCTGCTAAATGTTCTGCCGTATCAATCCTTGGCCTAGTTTTTACATTCCAATTTCCACCACCACGCAATCCAATAAGTTTCCAACCGGAACCACGTAGGCTTGCCCCACATTCTTCCGGCAGAGTGTAGGTAATCAATCGTTTGTAACCGAGTGCCTTTGCTGCCTTCCACGCTGCCGAGTAAAGCATTGAACAGGCATTGCGCGTTCCATTTGTGCAGCAACGATTAACTTCAAGCGTCCATCCGTCATCAAGACGACGCGCTACAGGTCGCCCAACAATAGCCACTCCGACAACTTCTTCAGATTCAGAAACGGCAATCGAGAACTTCGCACCAACAACCGGCTTATGGTGTCTGTGGTGCGTAGCCACGTAGGCGTTTGCTTCATCAAGGTTTATTGGAGTAATAATCACGCCGCGCTCCTTTCCGGATTTGACCACTTAACATCATTCTGCGAACCCCATGCCAACACATATTCAACCAGGCTTGAAAACCGATTCTTGCTCATGGCAGCGGTGCTTTCTCGCAGATTTACCACCTCCCCCTCAAGGCCGATAACCATTTCAGGATTGCTCCCGGTGGCGATTGAATGACCGGAAACCATGATGGTTTTCCATTGAAGCATTGAGCGTTTTTTTCCCATCCATTCGCACTGCCTGGCAATGTCTGTAAGCAACGGATGCAGGAGAGCGTTTTGTTCCAATGTTCGTGTTGGTTCTTTTATCGTCACGACATGCCCAATTGGCGCCGAAAGCACGTTGCGACAAATTGCTTTCCTGGCGACTTCCCCAGTGATGACAAGCGGCCTCATTCATTCGCCTCCAAGCAGTCGCCATGCTGCTGCTGCTTGGAGCGGGACTTGCGCGTTTCCGTAACCTTTGAGTTGGCCCACCCGATTGGGAACGCCTGCGGATACTCTTCCGATGTTGGGTTCTGTATCCCACCACGAACCATTAAAGGATTCCCGTGTCGGTACATCCGACTTGAATGTGTATTGCATAGCCCGTTCTTCCTCGCTGGCTTTTCGCAGTGTTTGCACTTCTTCACTGGCTTCGATAAGTCCTTCCCGTTTTTCCAGTGCCATTTCGCATGACATGCCGCGCAAAGTGTCCTCAAGTTCTCCGGATCGTTGTTTGCTGGGTTGCTGTCCATGTGGTGTATCTGTAAATTCTCCTGCGTCCCACAATCGCTGCATTTCTTCGCTCGAAACTTCATGGAACGATTCCGCAACCCTGCCAAGGTCACATCTTCCTGAATCATGGCTTTTGCCATGCAGACCTGATCGCAGAATTTCCGTTTCTTGAATGCCGTCAAGTCCTCCAACCTGGAATTGAATCTCTTCCTTTCCAACAGATTCCCGCAGTTCGCGCAGTGCTGAATCGGCGTTTCCTTTTTTGGCATTGGCATTTTTACTTTCCTTTGAATTGAAGCCCATTATATCATGGGTTACAGCAAATCCAATAGGAAAATTCATCAACCAACTAACCCAATCCGGGTTCAGTCGCAAACCACTCTGCTCCATCACCGCATCCGGCAAAGAGTTGGTTTCTGAATTCCTGCCAGTTTCCGCCATCGTTTCCGGCAATCTCGCGCCCTTGTAATCCCGTGCAGCTGGCGTCGGCCAATACCGTTCGCGCTTGCTGTTCGCTGCCCGACTTGTCATCGCTAAATATTCCTGATGGCTTGACGTTTTTTTCGCAAGAATCGCCAGCTCTCCGTCCGAGCGATAACCAATCGTGTTTGGAGTCTGCCAGCAACCACCACCTGTCACGGTGATGCGGCGCTCCGACATCGGATGCGCGTAGGCATATCCACCTTGAGTCATACCCCATCGCGGCCAGGTCTGCGAGAACGGTTCCGAGTCCGTTAGAAAGGATTGCTGCAACGTTCTCCAGGAACAGGTATCGCGGTCTAACGATGCCAGCAATGCGCAGGACTTCTCGGTAAAGCCCTGATCTGGTTCCCTCAGATACGCCTGCCTGCTTTCCAGCAACGCTAATGTCCTGGCAAGGGAATCCCGCATGGATGCAATCCACTTTTCCGGCGTATTCGGATGGATCGAACAATCGAACGTCCCCTTCCCACACGTGCAGGTTGGGGAACCATCCTTCTGCGGCTCGTTCTCGCAAGACCTTGCAGGCGTATGGTTCCCATTCCACAGCGACAATTGGTTCATGTCCGAGAATGAGGTCGGCAAGGAGTCCACCGCCGATTCCGGCAAATAGGTGCATTGTTCGCATGTCAATTTATCCCCTCCCGAGCGTGACCAACGTCAGCCACGCTTGCCAGAAGATCGTGACGCGGCGGCGCCAGGCCATGCCGAGATAGCGACGTGGGTCAGGATTTGTCATCGCCTCGCCTTTGTATTGCTTTCGCACAAGAAAGCGCAGCCTCGTCCCAGGTTGAAGTTGCCGCAAATCCTTCAGTTTGTCCTTCGCAGGCTCTAGCGCACGCCTCGCGCTCGGCGATGACTTCCGCCTGGATTCGCTCATTGATCCAACTCAATTCACAGGCGGACCAGACAATCCCGCCGATGAAATCAGGATGGTCTTCTTTTGTAACTACGTTTGGCATTGATGTATTTTCCGGTTGTGGACAGAATATGAGGCGGGATTGCCGTCTACTTCTAGTTATGCGCCTACCTTGCGCCAGTCGCGGAAGCTCAGCGACCAGTTCGCGGCCTCGCGCGGCTCCGACCACTCCGGCCGGCTGCTGCTGCGGTCGGTCACGCGCCACGCCGCTTCCGTTTTGCCCAGCCATAGCAGCGTCAGCCGCGTGGTGTTCCACCAGCCATTACCGCCTTCTGTGCCTTCGATGGTGTCGCCCACGTTCAGCCCCAGCGCGCGGCATTGGTCGGCTACGCTGCCGCGCACCATGCGAACAGAAACGGCGCCTAACTGGTCGCTCAAGCGGACCTCCAACGGCCCGGTTTGCGTCGTCGTTTTCATCGCTGCTTCTCCTGCGGGCCGTTGGGTCCGCTTAGCTTTGCGTTGTGCGTCATGGTTGCAGTGGCGGCTCGTCCCCGCCAAACCCCGACCGCCACAGGTGCATCGCTTCCAGCCATTCCGCCTCGCAGTTGTTGCATGTCGCCTCTCCGTTCCCTCGGTCGTAGTAGTGCATCTCTTCTAGGTCAAGAGCCGCACCGCAGTTCCGGCACGTTGGTTTGATGTTTACCGCCTCCGCGCTCATTTCGCCTCCGCGCATCCTGCATAGTGGTGCGGTGCCTCGTGGCCGCAGCGCTGGCAGAGTGTCAGGTCATACGGGCTTGCCGCACAACTCGGCGTTGGTTCGGACGCCCTGCGGGCGCCGCACAACTCTGCGTTCGGCGTCTCATTCGGCACAAGCATCGTGTCGTGATATGCCGGTAGGCCGTCAAGGATGTTCTGGGCCATGTA